CTTACAGATTCAGCAGCAACGGATTGGTCAGTATCACTAGATAGTTCTATACCGCCCCTTACAGTTGTAGTTGCTTCCGGTAGAGTATAACTACCTGTTCTTACTGCTGTGACTGTGGATTTCTTGGAAGTACCACCGTCATTAATTAATATTTCTTCACTGCCTGATAAGGAAGCTTCACTTGGTAAGGCGGATACTTTTACTGTTGCCATTTTTTACTCCGTAATAATATATGTAGGTAATGATGAGCTAGAACCTTCAGTTATAAACCAAAGACCAGTTGACTCTGTTTCTATCTCGTATTCTGGTGTTGATGGTGGAGATGTATCATCAACTCTTCTTCTAAACAAAAAAACAGGAATGAATAATTTTTGCTTTTTAGTTAACTTCCATCTCACAGTCTATCCCCAAGCATCTTATTACCAATCTTCCTACGTTGTTCTATATCTGCTAATCTATGTGTAAATTCTTCAATTAGAGGAGCATAAGATACATCAACAGGAACAACTTTTCTTTTTGCTATTTTATCTGAATATGCTTTTGGTTCTATAAATGTACCCTTTGGTACTTTTATGTGAACATCTTCTGGTGTCAGCATTAAACCTTTTGGTTCCGGTAATGGTGACATCTTAGGTAAATCTTTTTTATCCTTCTGAGCTTTTAATTCAGAGCCTGTTTCTACTGTAGGTTTAGAATACTCTCTATCTTTTACTGGGTCCAAATCATCTTGAGGACCTAACATCTGGTCCAATACTTCTTGAAGTTCATTACTTTCCTCTTCAAAGGAATTATCTTCTTTAAACTCCAAGCCATTATCCTCTAAAAAACTAGCTATTTCCTCAGGAGTTGCACCGGGATGTTCAATTCTATATGCTTTCTCTGCAAGAATATTATATAATTGTACAATCTTCGCTTTGATTTTTTCCAATTCTAAATCAAAAGAAGTATCATCAAATAAATCAGCTATGTTCATACGCCTCCTAATTAGCTAAATGTAACCCCCTCCGTTAAGAGGGGATTGTAGTTTAACTAACTAGCTTATCTATCAGTAATGAAAGCAAAACCAGCGGTATCACGCATCTCACCAACACCATAAATAGTGTCAGCAGTATACAAGTCACCAAGGTACTGTTGCATGTACTGAGTTTGAGAACGAACGCCTAGCTGTTCAACAAGGGCCATTGCATCTTTATGAATTAATAGTCCAACATCATGAACAGTGCCATCAGCTGAGTTAGTAGTTCCCATAGCATTAGTAACATATACCTCAATACCGTAAATCATGCCGACTTTACCAGTCTTGATAGCGTTACCATCACCAATGAAAGCTTGCTCAGTATAACGAGCAATGCCTAACATGTCAGTATACTGACGTGGAGTTAGGACAAATGCACGTCCATCTTGAGGAACATCAGCTAAGTCTAGCTTCTCTATCATACCACGGATAGCATTATCACCACCAGCAGATAATGCGATAGCATCACCAGCACCAGTACGTGCCCAGTCAGATAGAACACCAGCTGTACTAAACACCTGTCCTTTATTAAAACCACCGGCTGTAGCATCACCATTTCCACCGTTTAGTTTAGCTGAGAGTTCAAACAAGTCTAAATCGACTTGTGTAGCCAAAGCATAGCCAGCATCTTCAGTATAGAACCTACGTAGAGAGCTCAATGCTTGAACCTCTGCCATATCTTCTATTAGCACTGAGTATTCATAGTGCTTGTCGATGTTTAATGCTGTATTTCCATGAGTATCGCCTTGAATCTTAACCAGCGAGTTCTCTCCCTTTGCTGTCGCAGAACCACGTACAGGAGTTGGGATGTTTATTACATCACCCTTCTTTCCTTTGTGGCCTATACGAGTTACCAGATTAGCTATTACTAGATTTTTCCGATAACTAGCAATTACTTCGTCACTCCACAACTCTGGTATAAACGTTGCGGCTGTTGTGACGGTTTGGTCGTTAGTACCAATTACACCTGTTGCCATTTATATATCTCCTATATATCTTATTATTTTACCCTCCCCTCTGCATAAGCTTGATAGATTTCATCTGCCAAGTTATCGTAACGTGTAGGGTCGGTTGTCTTTAAACGTATTAAATCAGCACGCCTGTAAATTTTCTTACCAGCTGTTGACTCACCGGAAGCTCTTGATACTCCTTCACCTGTTTTCATGGCTACAGCTCTCTTACTTTTTTTATCAGCATTTACTTCCTGCGTCTTGGAAATCATTTGTCGTTCCTTCCAAGTTGTTAGAAGTTCATCAGCTGAATCAAAATCATAAGAGTCTGCATCCTTATACATGCGTTGTCTTATCTTGCTTCCATTAACCCATTCCTGAAATTCTCCGTCACCAACGACTTTTTGAAAATCTGGATGTGCTTTTTCGAGTTGTTGGGCAGTCATAGAAGCTTGTTGCTTCTGGTTCTGTTCCGCAAACTCTCTGAATCGTGGGTGATTATCTATAATTTGTCTGACAGCTTGTTCAGGGTTATCATAAAAATCCACTTCTTCAGCAGGGGTAGTCGTTTGCCCTTGCTGATTTATCTGAGATTGTAAGTATGAATCAGTCAGTTTTCTAAGTTCGCCAATCTCTTGCCCTTTGCGGCCTAGTTCTTTCTCTAGGTTTTCATAGGCTTCAGCTATTTCGTATTCGGACTTACCTTGAAATTTCTTTGGAAGTTCTTGCTCTTGTGCTTGAATTTCTTCCTCTTTAACTTCTTCCTCTACTGCTAATGCTTCTAAAGATTCGTCTACTTGCTCCTTTACTGTTTCTTCTTCCTTGACCTCAGGGTCAACAATTTTACTACTCATTGTGCTTCCTCCGTCTATTTAAGATTATGGGGGTATAAAATGTTAGAGCTGGTACTAATCCAGTTGTTCTAACGCTAGTTTGGTAGACTCTTCTAAATTAAGAAAAATATTTAGAATACCTACCTGTCCTCTACGTAAATGCAGAGTCTTTTCATCTTCAATATCATAGATTTTTTCTAATGATTCTGCTAGTTTTGTGTACTCATTCATAAGTTCACGCCAACCATCATGTTGAAACATATCTAATCTTTGTTCTAATACTTCTTGGTCCGTCATCCGTTCATAGCTTTAGCTAGATTAAGGACAATTTCTGAGTTTAGATGTTCTACTTCAGGAATATTACGTGCAGTTTCTGACTGTATTCCTTTTATCTTAACCATCTTCTCAGCTAATTCTAGTTGCTTCTTAGCCAGAGCTTCATTAGATGACTTATCACCTGATTCAACTTGTAGCTTCTGTGCTTCTGCATATATCTTATTAATCTCTGCTTTAAGCTCTTCTAGTTCAAGCATTGATTTCTGCATCTCTATTTGTTTAACCTGCTCTTCCTCAGGGTTAGGCTGCATCATCTGCTGTATAGCCTGTACTAATTGTTGTCTATTACTTAGAGAAGAGTTCTCAAATATACTTGTTAATATAACAAAGAAAGCAGGGGAGCCTTGTGGAGTCATGGACAATAACTGGACCATTTGAGTTGTTTCTAACTCTTTGGCCATTATACCTAGACTACTATAAGGCTTAAATTTAAAATCTATTGCAGGGTATCTTTCATTATCAAACTGTATCTTCCTCCAAACAGTCTTATTAATCATTGGAATCAAGAAGGAATCTTGGAAGTTCATTAAGGTTCTCTTCTGGCGTTTGATAGATGCCGCTTGGAGCATTGACATTCCACTAGCAGTAGAGTTGCGAGGATTAGCAAAGTTACTGTTGGCGGTGTCCATAGCACCAGTACCCATTTGAACCATACGTTCTAGCTCTGCGGCTTCAGTAAATGTAGACTGGGATAGACTACCGAAGTTAAGAGGCATTAGAACAGACTTAGGGTCGCCATTAGTGAGGATAGTTTTACCCGGTCTAACATCAAACTTAGTTCCACGTGGTAGACGAGTAGCGTCAAGACCCATCATCGGGTGTGTCGTGAGTGCTAAAGCATCAATACGTGCTCTCAGTTCGGCATCTAAAGCTTTTTGGGGGTTGTATCCCTTTTCCGCAATACCTCTTCCCCAGAATCTATTTGGAACTCTGTCATGCTGATAGGCTATAAATGGTCTATCATGCATCATGTATGGATTTTCCGCTGCTTTTAATACTGCTGAATCATTAGCAATAGTAACAACAGCTTCAACTAATTCATCGTCTTCATAATCAAATTCATGTATCTCTCTTGTTCCAGTAGAGAGAAACTTTTTAGGAACCAAGCCCCAATATTCTATAATCTTTACCTTATCATCTTCATTAAGTATCTGTGAAGCTTCATCATTAAAACCAAAATCAGCTTTATCAAAGCTACCTATTGGTTTATCCATATAGATACCTTCCGTAATTCCCTTAGTAATAAGGTAACGAGGTTTAGTTACAACCTGTGCTACACCTAATGCTTCATTAATATTAGTTCCTGTAGGGTCAATAACAAACTCTTTAGGGGAAACGGGTTCCACTTTAATACTAATATAAGGAACTTCCTGAGTTTCCACTGTAGTTGTTAGGGTACCTGATACTGGCTTCTCTAAAGGTACAATCTCTGCTTTTTCCGTAACAAGAACCTTAGCTATACCTGTGCCATATATGGCTCCATTTAGCAAACATTCCGCAATGGCAGCTTTTGCACCATCTTTTTCCAAGTCCTCATGAAGTAGTTTACGTACATATTCCACATCCTGTGGTTGCATATCAAGAACATCATCCTCAATATCAAACCAACGTTCCCGGCCAAATGTTGCTTCCTCTAGTTCACTAACAGTGGCCTCAATAGCCTGTTGTGTGGCTGGTGATATTAGTCTACTTTTCTCTGATAGCCTAGTCTTATCCTCTTCATCCCAAATACCACGCCATAAACGGTAGTATTCATCCCATTTCTTTTGGTAGTTAGTGTTCCTATGTTCTTCCCATATTTCCACCCTTCCTAACACCCAGTCCTTTAAATGTTGATGGGGGTCAATATAAGATAGTTCTTTTTGTTTTGCCATAAATTAGTATCCTGCTACTGCGTCCATAGGTTCCCATTCATCCAACTCTATACTACCTGCGTAATCTGCGACACTTACTTGGTCTATGTACGCTAACGAGTCAAGTAAATCGTCATGACTTAAAGGTGAAGGGAAATCCATCATTTGTGAAATAAAGTGATTATTCCAATCAGCCTTTCTAAATTTAATTCTACCATGTTCCAAGCGTCCCTGCAAAGCCCATGTTATTCTATCTGTCTTTCTTTTACCACCATGAGTAACATCAGTAATGTTTACCCACCTACCTTTAGTTCTCATTTCATCTTCAAGGTAGGGCATGATTGCATTCTTTAATGCTCCCGCTTCAATACCTACTGTAGTGGCTTCACTATCTACAGCGGCATTTAAAATTCTATTCGCTGTTTCCTTGATGCCCCACCTACCGTGGTAAATATCCTTTACTAGCCATTCATCACCCACGATTTTAACTACTGCAATGGAGGTTTCATCTAACTTACTTGACTTTAAACCTCTATCCTTTATAGCTTGTTCAAAACCTGCTGGGTCAACAGCTACTACATAGTGGCCTATCGTACCTTCCTTAAAATCTCTATTGTCCTCTACGTAAGTAACCCATTCCTCTTTGAATATACCACCACTAAAGGTTTCAAAGGTTGCTTCAAACTCTTGTCTAAAGGCTTGAGTGGACATTGTACTCTTAGCCGCAGCAATTTCCTCAGGGTCCAAGAGAGGATTATCAGTTGACTGGTACTGAAATGATTCCCAATCATCCTCTGCTTCACTCGCTTCCATAAATAATTTATAGAAGTGATTCTTCCCTGCCGGAGTCCCAATAAAGAGTGCACCACCTTTTACATCTGCAAGCGTAGGTCTTAAAATCATTTCCCACACTTCCGGTTTCATGGAAGCATATTCATCTAGGACGACATATTGTAGTCCTACGCCTCTTAGAGTGTCAGGCCGGTCACTGCCCTTTAAATAAATCTTCCTATCGTTGATTAAAGTTAATACTGCTGTATTCTCATGGGCGGCTTTGATAACATCCTTTCCCAAATCCTTTAACATACCCCACATAATGTCTTTTGACTGTTGGAATGTGGGGCCAACATAAAATACGTCTTTGCTTTTACTCTGTAAAGCATTAATCAATAGAACCCAAGCAGCTAATCTGGACTTCCCAAAGCGTCTACCTGCCGATACTACCTTAAAACGAGCCTTGGACTTAAATATTTCCATTTGAGCATCATGAAGTGCTACCTTAATATCAGCCACTGGCTTCCCGTATCACCTCACCTTCAAAAGTAGCCTGCTCTTCCGCTTCCTTTTCCTCTATGGCCTTTACGGACTCAACAATAATGTTTATTCCTAAATCCCTATGCTCATGTTTTATTTCCACTGCCTTATGTGCAGGTATTATCCTGTCCATACACATCTTTAAACAGTGTCTATCGCCAGCTAAGGCCATTTCAATAACCTTATCAACTATTTCCGGTCCTTTAGCGGACAACACCTCTCTACTAAGAGCTGTGTATTTGTTTATAGAGCCCACTGGCCTGCCAACTGGGTTCAATGAAGGCATTCCTTTGTAAAAGTTAGGATTACCTGCTTTCTTCTTTGGTTTTTTAGTTGGCATACCTTTGTCCTGTTAACAAAAAGGGAGGTTCTATACCCCTATTATACCACGCTTTTCCCCTAATTGCAACAACTTAGTGAAAATAAACCGATTTTAGCCACTTTTAGCTACATTTAGATTAGTTAAGTTCTATTATGGTCCAAACTTCGTTTCATGTGCTAATGAACCACACCGCGTGCGTGCGTGTTTTCTCTAGGGGGGCCCCCATTGCCATCCATGGCTCAAAATGGCCCAGCGTGGCCCAGCGTGGGCGTGGCCTTAAATGGCCTTAAATGGCTTTAAATTGGTTTTAAATGGCTCAGCCATGGCCAAACGTGGCCAGCGTGGAAAATATGAGGTATATGAGGCCATGATAG